TTGGGTTTGATCTTGTACCAAATGTTACATTGCCGTTTATATCTGGGAATACTTCAATATCAGCTGGAATAGAGAAAGTATAAGTTGTATTATCTTTGTTCCCAGTGCACACTAAACCTGCCTTTAGTATGGCAGAAGTAGCAGTTACGCCACTTATACCATTAATATAAACAGATGCCTTAGAAGCGGTTCTAGAGCGTGGTACATAACCTATATTTCTTGCTAAAGAAACAACATTTTCACGAACAGTTGCTGAATCTAAGAAAGATTCATTAACTACCATGTTGGAGTTGAATGCCGTAATGTATGTGTTATATGCTAACGTATCGATTAAAACAGAAAAGTTAGAACCTTCGAAGTCAAAATCGGTAAAATTTGAGTTTGCACGAAGATAATCTTTAATAGATGTCTTTATCTGTTCAAAATCTAAGTTGGTAAATTTTGTAAATGGCATATTATCTTGAGGCTTCTAATATGAACTGGAATGCTTGAGTAGGAAATTGCTGTCCGATGATATCAAAGTATATATTTACTTCAAATTCATTGTTATCTGGTCTAGGAAATACTTCAATTGATAAATTATCTACTCTTGGTTCAAAATTTAGAATAGTTGTCTCAATTTGCTTCTCAATAACGGAAGCAGTACCAAAATCAACGAAGTCAAAAAGACTAGAACGAACGTCACTACCTAAATTTGGGTTAAAAAACCTTTCTCTAGGGATAGTTTGGACTAAATTTCTTACAGATTTCTTAATTGCGTTAGCATCTTTGATAACTGTAAGGTCTTTTGTGACTGGATGTACATCAAAGGATAGACTAATATCTTTAAATGACCTAGATATCCTTGTTTTCATTCATTTTAAGCAGTTTTCTAGATTTATTTATACTCATTTTATCAAAATATTTATCAACAATAAAAAAACGCCCCTTTCAGAGCGTTTTTTGTTATTTTCCTTGACCTCTACGCCTTTTACGAGCCGAGTTACGGGATGTTGCCGAGTATTTCGAGTGTTTCCCATGCCCTTGACGAGATTTTTTGGGGATTGCCTCAACAAAATCAGTTCCGTTGAGTCCAGTTTTTGCTTTTGCCATAAAATTGTTAATTAAGGTGTTTCAGTTGTACTAATACCTGCTCTTGTAGTCTCAAGATTGGAGTTCCAAGGCATTCCATCTGCCATTTTAGGTAAATTCATGAATGCATTAAGTCTTGTTTCCATATGTTGCGTCATGGGCATACCATGTAGGATATCTTTTGCCCATTTTTCCTTCACCCATCCCAAAACTATGTCTTCTGTAAGGTTTTCATAAGGAATTAAGTTACCATCAGCAGGACGGGGGAAGTTACATTGCTCACCAACTATTGCTGTTTTACTTGGATCATCACTATCAATCCCAGTTAACGTTACTTGAACGTACATAACATAACCATCGGCGGTTTCCCGCCGCATACTATGAATACCCCATTTAGTTGAATAAGCCATTTTAGTCTTTTAGAATCTCCGTTTTTAAATCTACTGGATTAGGTATACCAGTATCATAATATTCTTGTGCCAAATCTTCGAGTTTTTCGAAGTATTCATCCTCTGTGAGATTCTCGTAGATAACCGAGTTGTTCACGAGGATATTATACCTATATAACTCTTGTTTTTTCATGACCTACACGAATTCGAGGGTCGCACCAGATTTCGAAACCTGCCTCCTTTGCATCTAAGCAGAATGACACATCTTCTCCACACATGTCCTGAACCTCACCAGATTCAAAGACCTGCATTTTAGGAGCAAACCATGGATACTTCATGTCTTCATGCTCAAAGATACCTTTTTTAATTAAAAGCCATCCGAAACCTGTATAATCTACTGTGAAAGGTTTGCGACGTTTGGATATACTTTCGACAGTCTCGTGATTCATTACACCACCGTTGCCACGAAAATCTTCCTCATCTAACCAATGTGCTACAGAAGTAGTCCTACCATCTTCGGTGGCATACCAACCTGCTGCAAGGTCTTTCTCCATTAATACTAATTGCCAAAACTTTTCAGTGTTGAAAACAATATCACTATCGATCCATAATTGGTAATCATAGTTTAACTTACCATCCCATGGTATCTGATCTGGTCCTCTTAATACATTTGCACCAAGACACTTGCATCTAGCAAAGTTTACCATAGATGAATAATCTTGAGATATCTGTATACTAGCACCTGACTGTACCAAATCAAAGCAGAGTTGGACAAATGATTTTAGATATGCATAAGATACACCCCTACCAGGTAAACAAAATACTATTGATTTTCCCTTTACAAGTTCTCTTGCTCTATCATAATCCCATTCAACTTCTTTAGTTACTGTAGGTGATTTTGCTTTTACTGTAAATCCTTTAGCCATAACGTCGTGTAATTACATTTCAATTATATCAAATTATATAGTAGATGTCAATATAATTTTATATTAAACGATAAACAAACTCTTGGTTTACTTAATGTATGTTCTTCTACTGAATGTTCTATATCTGCAGGGAATACAACTATATCACCAGCACTTGCAGTTATACTCATATCATGTTGTTGATTAAATTTCTCAATTAACTTCCATCTTGTATGTGCTAATGGATTTCGAATATTTAATAATCCATGATTATCTGTCATATACCATATTACTGCTAGATCAGTACATGGATGTGTATGTACTATATTATAGTTTCCTTTGTAATTGATATTTAACCACCAGTTATCAAAATCAAACCTTGGTAGAAATCTTAACTTATCTTCCAGTATCTCACAATACTCAAAAGGTATGTTATCTAATCCATCACACGCATTACTTTGATACCCTCCCCTATTTGATACTTTACGAGGAAGATTGTTTCTTTGATATTCTCTTGTCCATTCGTACATTCCCTTGGGAACTTCTCCATGTATTACCCAGAGGGGCGTTCCAAATATTTCAGTAGGATGCATCTGCTAGTATACTATTGTCAAACTCAATTTTTTCATAAGTTAGTTCATCTTTAAAATATGACTTATATATTCTACCCCATATGATATCAAACTCTTCTTCATTTAAATCTTTGAATAAGCACTTCTCTTGTAAGTATATGTGGTAGGTTGGTTTAGTCATCAGTTCTTTCTTTAATAATAATTTCATTGCCATCTAAGACAAGTTCTACATCTGTATCTTCATACCATCCATTATCATTAACGACCCATTCAGGTATTTCAATATAAAAATGATTTGTTGAGTCATCAATCTGTATAGACTGGAAAATTTTGCCAGAATTTTTTTTCATATAAATTGAATCCTGTGTCGAAATTATATATGGGAAAAAAAATTTTGATTTCACTAACATTTCTCTCGCTTCCGTAACACTTTGTAGGTTAGGGGTACCTTCGGAATTATAAACAACCCCCCGATCAACGGGGGGGACTGTGTGATTCACGAACGGATGGCAACCTGTCTATTCAACTTCTGCTTAATTCGCTTAAGCACATTACCATCAGATGATGACGCAGGGGTTACATATCTTTCACCCGTGGTTTGCTGTATCCAGATGATGTGCTTACTCTTTCTATGAACTGTGTAACCGTAGAATTTCATGATCTTACGGAGTTCGGAGTTATACTTATTATAATTCATGCTGTGGCGAACCTCCTTTGACTATTGGAGAAATTGTTGTAACTAAACTCACGACGGTCAACCAACTTGAAATAACCGAACCGTGAGATCATAACGTATCCTTCGCCCTTGATTGGTTCGGGGTCTCCCATCACGCAGGTTTCAAACTCTGCATTGTCTTCACATAGATCCAATGCTCTCAACTTTATATCCTCAACGACCTTCCATAATTCAATCAAATTAGAACTGCCGTAGTTTCCCTCACCGTCAAAATCAGATGAGTTAACCTCTTTACCCTCACGGATGAGATAGTTTAAGTTGATCTTAATTTTCTTTGCTGTTCGCTCATCTACAAAATCAACGCAGGTCGCACAGTTCTTAGCATACTCAACCAATTCTGCTAACTCATGGAAAGCATCTGCATTATCAGATATGAACGCCTTTGGTTGAACGTACTTTACATGCTCACCACTTTCTAACTTCTCAGTAAGAGGCATTGCGATTGCATCACGCAAATCACTCACAGCAAAGTACTTTGTATGCGGTGCCATTATGATCTTTGACTTTACAACTTCGGGGAACTTATAGGTTAAGGTGTTCGGTCTGTAATTCTTAGAACCACCGAATCCAATAAAGTCACCCTGATAAATGTTCTTTGTGATTGGCAGGTATGCCATACACGCCATAAGAATGTGACACAGTGCAGGTTTATGTGCATAGTGCTTTTCAATATCAGAAGGGGTCTCACATATTATGATTTTGTTCTTATTGAATACTGACTTAGTGCCCACGAACTGCAGACCACTTGCAGGGTTACGACCCCAAACAATAGAGGGAGATCCATCAATTTTCAGTGAGAGTAGAAGGGGCAGTAAAAAAGCATCCAATACAGATAGGTCACCTGTGAGGATGCTGTCTTCGGGGTGTTCAATGTGAATGTTTTTTGTCATGGTAAAAACGAAAGTAAAAAAAACGGTTTGGATGGGAGAGGTCAGTTACTGCAGAGGAGATACGTCCGTTACTGCAGATGACCCTTCCACTCCTTTAATATACCAAAGGGAAACCCCCTTTCGGGGGTTTGGTGTGCAGTTTAGAAACCTGCACATAATGAATCAAAATACGCTTGGGGTTGATCCTTTGCTAATACACCCCCTAACCACTTGTTGATGTGACGGGATGTTGTGACGGACCATTGCTTTGAAGTCCTGTAATAACCATTGTCTGTCAATGCTGCCACGGGTGTTCTATATGAGAATAAAACTGATGTGCCGTCGGCAAGGTCTAACTGTGTCATGTTAGATGCGATTTGACGAAGTTGCATGGGTGCTCCTTTTGTTGACTCTTTTAATATACCAATAAAAAACCCCCGTTAGGGGGTTGGGTGTTCAGTTTGTGAACTGTCTCACATACTTAAGACCTTTGGTTAGGTCAGAGACTAGCATTGTGATCTCATAATTATGGATCTGCCAGCGTGTCTGTATGTCTGACCAGTAACGGGAAGGAGTGATGAGACGGGCAGTTGAAGGACGTTTCACAGTTTTAAGAGTTCTGATCTTAGAAACTGGTTTCACTGCTTTCACTTTTCTAACTGTCGCAGTTACCTTCTTAGGGGTTTTGATTGGAGTGTCAAGCACTGCCTGAATCTCTGCAATTACTTTGTCAGTCTTTGCAACTGCCTTAGCAGTGCGGGTTGTTGTAGTCTTACGGGTGCGTCTCTTACGTGGGGTTGTAGTAGATGCTGATTTGGAAGACTTAACAGGCATAAGGATTGATCCGAATGTTTACTCTTTAATAATAGCAATAAAAAACCCCCTGTGGGGGTTTAGTGGTCAGTTTGTCAAGTGGCATCAACTTTGAGGATGGGTTCCCATATTTCAGGTAAAATGTCATTTCTACCCATTGCCTCTTTGAAAATGTCCGTGACGGTTTCTAACTCATCAGGGGTTAGCAATTCGTAGAGATCAATCATGACTCTGAAAGACCACCACGCCCACGCCATGCAGTAAATGGTCTCTGCAATGTCTGCTCCTGCTGTGCAAATTCACTTAGGAAATAATCCACAGTAAACTCATTCTCTGAGCAAAATTGCTCAATTTCAGAATAGATGGAAGGATCGTAGTTTGTCATGTGAAAATCAATAGGGTTGACGGTTGGGAATGTAGATGTCATTTTAGTAATCAATGTCAGAATTGAAATACGCATCAACATCAAACTTGGTTTCCTCTTCGGTTTGTGAGAACGCCTCTTCCATTAGTGCGGAGAGTGCCTCATCTTCGAATCTTGGATCAACAATCATTTTTAAATGAATTTCGTTTGACTCTTTAATAATAGCAATAAAAAACCCCCTGTGGGGGTTTGGTGGACACTTTTAGAAGTGGACTAATGCTGACTTCCAGTAATCGAAATCAGTGGTAGCTTTCATCTCATTGAACATGCTTTGAACTTCGGAGTAATCAGCATCAACCCATTTAACTCCGTCACCAGTTACAGGACACCCACAGGCAAGCATGTCATTCATGAAATCTTGAAATCCTGCGGATGCAAGTGCCAATCTGTAAAGGGTCTCATCGTTCTGTATCCAAAGTGAAACGTTCCAGGTTTCATAATTTTTCCAGCCGTTCATGTGAAATCCTCTTTGGTACTTTTATAATATAAACCCCCATCGGGAACAATGGGGGTTATGTGTGACAGTTTCTTTACTGTCCGTTGTGGTACTCACCCATGAGGCATTTGCCGTACCATATTTCAGAGTGTCCGTACTCTTCGGATAAATCGAGGCATAAACCCCAACACTCATCTAAAGTTTTGAAAACTGTGTTTTC